GTGCATTAACGGATGTTGAAATTCTAACTGCTCTAAATGATTGAGTAACACTACTTGTAAATACTGTATTTACATTAATAGTAAAAGAGGCTGTAACTCCAGGAGTTGCAATGGTTCCATTAAATATATCTGTACTTTCAGCTGGTGTATATGAACCTGATGTTACACGAGCAACAATTAATGATTTACCTCCATTTTGAAAATAATTGTATGCTGAGATTGAGGTTAAATATGAATATGTATCACTTCCGCTGATGAGTACATCACCAAATCTGTTTACATAATCAGAATATGAGGTAACTAGGGTAGGAATTTCAACTGGTCCTTTAACAGTTGGACCTACAATTGCTGCTCCAGCTTGTGTAGGTTGACCTGTTAAAAATGTGTTGTCTATTTCATTAGTAGTTACTCCTGGGGATACTGAGAAATTTGCCATTTTTTATCTATTATTTAATTTTATTATAAATATTATTAGTTTTTTTGAAAAACTATTTTATTCAAAAGAAACTCCTGTAGGGGTAAGATTGAATGTTAGGTATATAAATTCAACTGTTCGGGTTGGTTGTAAATATATAGATCCTATCAATTGATTGTTATCTATTGTAGTAGGAGTATTATTTGTATCATCCATAACTACTCTAAAAGTGGTTAAACCTTCTCTTTGCTGAATTGATGATAGATATGGGTTGACTTGGGATAAGAATTCATTTCGAGTTGCTACTGTATTTTGTTCGAATACAAGTGTATCTGCAATTTGAGTGATGAAATTTTTAACTTCAATTAGTAAACGACGAACATTTACACGATCAAGTGAACTTTTTTTCTTTTGGGTTGTTTTTTGTCCGAATACTGTAACTCCAGAATTTGGGAATGTAGCAATTGGATTGACATTCGCTTCATATAATGTATCTCTATTTCCTTGAGTTAAATATCTTTCAGCCATTATAGCTGTAGATATAACTCCTCTATTGATACCAGCTGGTGCAATCCAAGGTTCTGCAACACTATCACTAAATGCATATACTCCTGGGATCATAGTTGATGCAGGAACCCAAATTTGTTGACCTGTTGATGGGTCAATGGTTCTTAACCAAGGCCAGTATGTGGCGGCATAGGATGAATTTAAAGTAGCATTTGCTGTAACTAATGCAATATTCTGTCCATATTCTACAGTATCATATATCATTAATGAATTACCATTATTTTGGATAATTGAATTTAAAAGATTTAAAACATTAGCATGTGTTCCAAAGTTATATATTAAGCCAGGAACAGTTATGTAATTGTATCTATATGCATCTTTATTTGATAATAAATTTATAGATTGTGTATATGCACTAGCTTGTAATCCTTGAATATTAGTTTCAGTTATATTTTCATAATAATTACCAGCTGTTGATGGTAAAATATTTCCAGTGGCCCCACCGAATGAGCCCGTAGAGGCAATTGGAATAGATGCGGTGTATGAGGATATTGGATCACCTGAATTATTTAAGTAATTTGGGGTAGTAATGTTTACTTGTTTTACTCTAATATAAGATGAGTTATTTGAGTAACTACCTGAGATTTGAAGATAAAAATCTGCTCCATCATTAGCTATATTTTGGGTTTGATTACCTATGATTTTTTCAATGTAATTTGATGAGAATGGATCAAGCGATAATGGACCCCATGTTTCTAAAATAGATGGAGAGGTTGTTGAATCATCTCCTCTTCTGATTATTAATGTAAATGTACCGTTGTTTATGTTTGGAGATGTAATTTGCCATCTAATATTATCAATAGAACCTGAAGGTAATGTGCCGTCGGGGTTTGGAGTACTATCACTGTTCATGATAATACCTTCAGATAATGTCTCTAATATAAATGCTTCAGTGTTTGTACCTCCAGAGAAAAAAGTTGTAGTACTTCCAGAAACAACATATTGTGAATTTCCTAGCAAACCATTTTGTCCAACATATGTAAATGTTATGTTAGGTGAAGATGTACTAGAAGAAATATTTAAAAAAGATGCACTATATGGAGCAACAGAACTACTAACTGTAAATACAACAGAAGCAGTAGCTACATAGTTAGCAACAGTAGAAGCAGCAAATGATGCTGTGTTAAGGTATATAACTGTAGAAGTATTAGCTACATTGGAACCTGTAAAGAAAAATGTAATTCCATTTACATTAAATGAACTAGAACCAACAGAAGCAACACTAGCTGAAATGTATGTTAAGTTAATATTTGCTGAAGCAGAAGTAGCAGCTGTTGAAGATGGGATTAAAGATGAAGTAGCAGGTGTGAAAGATCCACTTACCACTCTAGTTACTAATAATGTATTTCCAGCGTTTTGGAAATAATTATATGCTGAGATTGAGGTAAAGTATGAATATGTTTGACTTCCACTTACAAATACATCTCCAAATTTATTTAAATATTCACTATAGCTTGTTACTACAGTTGGAATACCAACTGGTCCTTTAACTGTAGGCCCGATAATTGCTGCTCCAGCTTGTGCAGGTTGTTGAGTTAGGAATGTTTGATCATTCTCTATGGCTAATACACCGGGTGATAATAATATTTCTTCTGGCATGGTTGTTTATTTATAAATATTAGGAGATAGAGGTAATTTCACCTGTTTGTGGGTTTATATTACATTTTCCATAATTTTCAAATATGGATTGTGTAAAAGTTTGTTCTTTTTTAGATACTTCATTTAAAAACTGTTTTGCTTTTTCTTTTCTTTCATTCAATTGTATTTGAATGAGTTCAATTTCTCCAAGTTCCATGATAACTGTTTGAGTTTCATCTTGGATTGTTTTTAAAGTTTGTAATTCTTCTTGATTTAAAACTTTGTTTTCTGTAACTGTTTCCATTTTTATTTTTTATTATAAATATATTATAATTTATATTCTTCTAATTTTACTTGTACCCAATCAATAATATCTTGGTCGTACCATACATCTCTATATTCAAAACCTGCTAAAGTAATACCAAAACTACATCTATCAACATTCAATTCAATTTCAACTGAGCATTTTTTATATATAATGTTGTCTATTACATTTATTACTGTTATTGTTGGATTTTCTATCTCAACGTTAAATTGTTCGAATTTGTATTTTTTTTCCATATTATGTAAATGTTACTGTTGGGCCTGAAACTGAAAATGTTGCTAATCTTGCATCAATTCTACGTGCATTATTACTTTTTGCTAATGCTGCTATTAAACCTGAAGCATTTCTTGCTATACTTTGGGTTGTTGTTCCATCATTTGTACTAGAGGAATGAACAAGAAAATTATTAGGAATTAATAAACCTGAATGGTTTATGGAAAAAGGGACTAAGCCATCACTTACACAAAGACTTATTAGTTCTCTACTATTAATAAGCTCCCAATCAGTGTATCCTCCATGTGTTGCAGCTAATGCATTATCTATTTGGTTATTCCAAGTAGTTGAAGTACTACTATAAACATACATCATAACAGTTCCAGTTGTTAATGATGTCCATTCTAAAGTAAACCAATCTAACTGGATTGTATTTGTATATGTTGTACCTCCTAATGTATCTAGGAATCGTGTTGTATTGTTGTAAGGGTTGTTGAAGGGTAGAGTAAAAAAAGATTGACCACGTTGAGAATCTCCATCATCCCCTGTACGATAGCTTGTTGTTTGTCCTGTAATAAGTGGTTTGTATCCTCCAATATTTGGACAAGATGAAGGAGAACTTGATTTGGCTTTAATATATAAATCTCTTTTACTCATATCTTGCATTCAAATTAAATACGCTTGCACTTGCGGCAGTTACAGTTATTTTATTACCTTGATTAATTAAATTAGTTAAGGTATATGCTGAGTTATTTACAGATAATGATGCTGTTACTGAGCCGCTAATGGATGAAGTTGTGTTTATTCTTAGATCATCGGGAGCATAAAAATCAACTGTTAAAGCATCAATAAGTTCTATTGTAAATGTAGCGGCGTTAGGATCAAACCCACTTAATACAGATGCAGTTGCTGATGTTTGGGCAAATGAAGCAGATATTGCAAATGATGCTGTTTGAGCATTTATAGCCCAAGATGCAGTTCCAAATAATGAGCCTGTAAATGATCCTGTAAATGATCCGGTGGTGTATGATGAGGTAAAGGTATTAAATGAACTTGTTGTAACAAAGGAACTAGTATCTATTGTTGTTACATTTAATGCATATGATGCTGTTTGAGCAAAAGATGAACTTGCAACACTCAAACTAGAAGTTAATACTGCTACTGGTATGCTATCTGCATTACCAACCCACACACTTCCTGAAGATAGATTTGGTAAAGAGTTTGGGCCTGGGTTTAATATTACTCCTTGCCCACCATTGCCTTCTTTTGTTACGTATCCTAGAACTTGGACTATTGCTGAACCTGTTGGTCTGATTGATGTAAATCCTCCACCTGGGGCTACATATATTTCTGTTCCTGCTGGGAAACCAGTTGTATCTACTCCTTTTATTAAGCCTAAAGCAATACCTCTACCAGCCTCTGTGGGTGCTAGTGTATCTGCTGCCACATAAATAACGGGCATTTTTGTTGGGTCACCTGCATCTGCTCTATATACAATGGATGCAGCCCCTTGAGAGCCAGAAGCATATACTGGAGTTCCTTTTATAAGGTTTGTGGCTTCGCCGTTTACTATTTCTTCATATATGGTTTTTACATATTGTAAAGATAGATTACCGTTTCCATCGGTTTGTATGAATGATTCTTCACCATTATCTATCGCAGGATAATTTAATCCACTTGCGGTAAAGGATGATGTAACATTTAAATTTCCATTAATTAAAACATCTTGATATAATGGTGTAACGTATGAGGCAGTTGATGCATTTTCTGCCCAAGAAGCAGAAATTGTAAATGATGCTGTTTGTGCATTTTGAGCTTGGGAACTCGATATAGCAAAAGATGCAGATGTAACACTATTTGATCCAAATGGGCCAAATACACTTGATGCTGTTACAAACGAAGCAGTTTGTGCTATTGCTACAAAAGATGCTGTGATAGCATTAGAGGATGATATAGCAAATGAAGAGGTACCTTGTAATGAGCCTGTAAAAGAAGTAGCTATTAGACTACCAGATATCTGTACTTCATTTCCTGCGGCATATATAAGATTACTTCTATTACCATCATCAGTACCATTACCTACAATAAAAGCAGATTGTACGGGTGATACAAAATTATATTGACCCGTTACGTGTTGTCTATCACCTAATGCTATTGTTCCATAACCTTCAGCGTGTGAATATGAACCTGATGCTATTGTTTCTTGACCTTCAGCGTGTGAATAGTCTCCTTTTGCTTGGGTAAAATCTCCTTCAGCATGTGAATAGTTTCCTATTGCTTTAGTAATACTTCCTTCAGCATGTGAGTTTTCTCCGGTTGCTATATTCCCCTCTAATCCGTGAATAAGAGAACCTGTTATAGTTTGATTACCATTAAATTGATTAGAACCAGTTGTTGCAAATGATCCAGATTTTGCAACAAATATAGGATCTGTTTCTTGGTAGAAAGATGCTGTGGTAGCATTAGAGGATGATATAGCAAATGAAGAGGTACCTTGTAATGAGCCTGTAAAGGATAAAGCCCATACATTACCATTTACTGTTAGTGATGCAGATGTTGGTGTTGTTGTTCCTATACCTACATTTCCTCTTAAAGCTGTTGTTACGATTGATGTATTACCTAGTACCACAGTGTTTGAACCTAGACCTATTGCTCTATCACCAATTACTATTTGGTTTATTTGATTATTACTTGCTGCTCTTGTATCACGACCTAAAAATACGGAACCAGAAGCATCAGTGATGTTAGTATCACTAAGAGTAAGTCTTCCTGCTCCCATACCCAAAAATACGTTGGAATCTCCGTTAACATGGTGTTCTCCTGCAGTATTACCAATGAATGTGTTGAATCTATCCTTAGTATTTCTTGCAACATTTTCACCAAAAAATGTGTTTGTTCCAACCGCTCCTATACCATTATTGTAAACATCACCGGCACCATTTACCCTCAACGTTCCAATCCTTGCTACGTTATGAGTTGATAATGCTGATGAAGATGATACTTGAAATTGTGAATCTGGGGTTGTTGTTCTTATTCCAATATTACCACTACTGGAAATAAACATTCTAGTAGAACCGCTTGTCTCTAGAGCAAGTGATTGATTGTCATTTGTTCCTAGAATAGCAGTTGTACCAAAACTATTTCCATTCTGTACAAATCCACCTAAACCTGCAACATTGACAAAAGATGCTGTTTGGGCAAATGATGCTGATATTGTATTTTGAGCTTGGGAACTCGATATGGAAAAAGATGCTGTTTGGGCGAATGATGCTGTACCTAACAATGAACCAATGAACGATCCAGTAAATGACCCTGTGTTGTATGTTTGAGTGAATGAATCAAAGCTACCAGACAGTGTATTTATGCTTGAACTGTTTGATATTATACGTGTATCAAAAGATGCACTATCTTGGATATAAGATGATGTAAAAGCATTGAATGAACTTGTTAAAACAAATGATCCAGTATTAAATGATTGAGTTGGTAAATTAGTTAATCCACTACCATTTCCCTGAAATGATCCAGAGAATGATCCTGATATTGTATATGATCCTGATCTGAGCTGTTCGGGTTTAATTAATGCCATTAGTTGTTAAATTTTCCTATTGCTATTACTTCATCATTCGGATCTATTGAAAATCCTAGTTGGGTTGGGTTAATTATTAAAGTTGTAATTCCGTTCAATTCTGTAAATGATACTATAGCGGCTTGTTCTACAAGCTGACCGTTTATAAATATTGAAAAATTATTTACTGATGTTGCTGGGAGATTAGTTGGAGATATTAACCAGCCACTATTAAAAGTAACAGTGGTTGAGTTTACATATGTTCCTAATTTTTGTATATTAGTATTTAAATATAATAAAACAGATGGGTCTACCCCACCTCCTCCTGTTGTTCCTCCATCCACTGGAAATACAGTTGAGGGGGTTAAGAATGATTTTTGGTTTGAAGATGCTACTGTTTCTGAAATAGAATCTGTTGTTTCTAACCCGATTATAATTTTTGCTTTGCTATTATATTTTTTAATAGCTGTAACATCTTTTTGAATTGTATCAGGTACAATATATCCATGTACTTTAAGAGTAAATGTACTTCTTACTGTTCTTTCACTATCTTGATTTAATTCGGTTGTAATTCCAAAACTATCTATAGTTGCTTTGAATTTAAAACGTTCTGGATCACCCCAATATGAATCAGATGCATAATTTATGGCTTCAACTATTTTATTCAATTGATCCATATAATATGTTTGTATAATAAAATTATATGTTACTGTAACATAATCTGGAACTACATTAACTATAAATTGTTTTACTGGGATTCTATTGGTTAATAGGTTAAAATTAGAATATGCATTTTTTGGGTTATATGGTTTTTGCCAAGATACAAATAGATTTGGTGAGTTTGCATCTAGTTTATTATATGTTGTTCTATTTTTCTCTATATTATCACGTTTAAACATGATAATAGGATTCATAATTTTCCCATTCTTATCCTTATAATATCCATCTTTTTGAACAGACTTCCATTTTTCAGGAGACCCATATATAACAGGTACAGCAATCCTAACACTATTTTGGATTACAAATGGGCGAATAACATTTTCAAAATAATAGAATATAGCCTCATCTATATCTTGTATACCAATAGAGAAGGGTTTTGTTGAATCATTTTTAAAAGATAATTTTTCAGATCTATTAAAGTCTAAACCATTTTGTTCCGCTTGAGTGAATTGTTGAAATGTAGAGGGTATATTAGGATTACCTAAAGTCTCACCCGTATCTGGGTTAACATATGGGTTAACTAGATTATTTGATATCTCTTTTTGAGATTTTGGGTTTGGTTTTCTTTGTGATGGCATTCTTTATATCCTTTGTTTATTAATTTGAACACGATCTCCCGGAACATAATGCGTTTTACATATAATAGATACACTAGTACCAAAATTCTCTAAACCAGGATTTAATGGGTTTTCATTATTTGGATATGCTGGGTCTTTACCTGCAAAGTATTGATTAGCATTTGTTGTATCTACCTCATAATATGCTTCATTATACATGATTATATCTCCTACCTCTGGTACTAATTGAGCATCAACTAGATCATCTCTAAAGAATCTAAATTCAATATTCCATGCAAAATCTACTCCAAATTCATCCGTTGGTTGAGATTGTTCATCGCGAGATATAAGGGCGTTTAATATTACAGGTTCGTTATAGAATTTGGCTCCAGATGCCTCACCATACATGTTTACTTTAGTTTCATTTAATTTAAATTTGTAATATATACATTGTTGTGTGATTATATCCCCTAATAACTCTCTATTAAGGTGTCTAAACAATGAGATATCTCTTATTCCTCCAAAAAGCGCCATGTTATCCTACAAATATTGTAAAAGGTACATAATTTAATTCTTTATTTAAATAATCTGCCTCTAATGA